TAGAAGAAATCCTCATCGATTTCTTCTTCTCTATTATTTACTATATCGCCCCAACATTCTCCGTCTTCAAAGTCAACTTTGTTAGGTATTTTTAATGGAACAGCTTGTTCCATTATTTCTTTAATCCTATCAGCTTGTTTATCATTTTCAAATGATATATTTAACTCATCATGTAATTGTATCATGGGCAGTAAACCCTCATTTTTTAAGTCTACCATGGCTTTTTTTGTCATGTCAGCTGCGCTTCCTTGTATTAGTTTATTCAACGCTTTGTATGTAAATGCTCTTTTTATGTTCCGTGATCCGTGTTCCAAGGACGCTTCTTCAAACGTTTGTGGTTTATGCATACCAAACGTAGCTGGTTCCCACATATTAAATCTACATTTTCTACCAAGTATAGTTCTAATCCAACCTCTCTCCTGTGCTCTATCCATAGTATGATATATAAGTTGTTTAACAAAAGGCACGCCGTGATGATACAAATCAAAAAGTTCGTTTGCTCTTTCTTTAGTTACACCAAGTTGCGCTTGTAACTTTGCTTTTCCCATACCATAAAATAAACCAAGATTAATTGTTTTAGCTTGCTTTCTTTTTATTTGAGCTATTTTGGCCACCATACTGTGAAAGTCTGCCTCGCCATCATGATATGCGTCTGCGATAGAAGCCACCCCTGTGGTTCCTAGAGTTGCTAAAGCATAATGAACTACCAACCTAGGTTCTTGTTGAGAATAGTCAAAACAACCCCATCTATGGCCCTCCTCGGGCATAAATATAGACCTAATACCCATGCCTCGTTTTGTATAATTTGGTAATTGTTGTAGGTTAGGGTTTGAATAGGACAGTCGACCTGTAATTGTGCCACCTATCTCTCCTCTAAGTTGATGTATATCTGCGTGTATTCTTCCCTTGTAAACAAAATTTTTAATAGATTCTAAAAAAGTGTTACTTAATTTATCTAATTCTCTTGCTTGTGCAATTCTTTTTAAAGTTGTATTTTTATGATTTTTTAAATAATTTTTAGTGAAAGAAGGTTTACCTGTCTTTTCTGTCCTGTCAAAATCATCTATCCCTAATTTATTACAAATATTTTCTATACTTTTAGCTGCCCAAACCTCTGGATAAATACCAGTGTCTTCACGTATTCTCTCTATTTCATCATTGTATTGTTTTTTTAATTTTGTATATAACATATCAACTTGAGACTCACTGACCCTAACTCCTTGAATTTTCATATCAAGAATACAAGGCAATACATTACATTCTAACTCTACTATGGACGTTAATTCTTGTGCTTTAATTTCTTTTTTTAATTCTTGCCACAAAGCTAAAGTTATCTCAGCATCTCGTTCTGCATATTCACCCACATACATAGCAGGTAATTTATACATCTCTGATTTAGGGTCTACACCCCATTCTTTTGCAGCATCTTGCAAAGCAGTTTCATTTTTTCCTATGCCTGTATAGTCTTGAGATACAGAATTTAAATCATATCTAAATCTATTTTCATCAACTAAAGCAGCCATGATCATAGTGTCAATAATTTTTCCGTGGACCGTGAGTCCTAATCTGTGGATCCAACACAAATCATAGATTGCATTATGAAATATTTTATTTGCATTTGTTTTTAAAACGTCTTGAAACCAACCAAGAACTTTTTTACGTTCTAAGTTTGGACCAGATTCATGAGCGATTGGATAATAACCTGCCCAGTTATGTACAGCGACAGCAACACCAACTACATCGCCTTGTCCTCTCATTGAAGAAGATCCTTTTGTTTTTAAATCAGGATCTTTTGTTTCTAAGTCAATTGATATTTCATCATACTTTGATAGGTCCGGGAAGTCATCTGGGGGAAACCATTCTGACTGCGGTGTGAATAAAGGTTTTTGTATCATTTGTAGTCCCTCTCTATAATCATCTCTATAAAATGTATTGCTTTCAACAAATCTTCTTTTCCATTTTTATCTTGATGTCTTATTATATATTTAATAGCACATCCCTCTGGATATAGCAATTTATTCTCAACCACAAACTTGCTTGGCTGTATAACATATTTTTGATAATGACTCCCACCGTGTTGCTTGTCCCATACTTTGCTCATTTTTATTACTCCTTTGTTATATAAATTTTAATAGAGGAAAAGGGTTAGTTCTTTCACCAGGTAACTGAAAAAGATACAAATCTTTTTTACATCTCGTTATACCCACATAACAAACTCTTAACTCTTCATCCTCTTCTTTCTCACTTCCCATTTCGTAGGATTTTAATGAATAACCCCATTCGACATTCATCACTACTTTATCAGCTTCCATACCTTTCACACCATGAATACTACTTAAAATAATTTTTGTTTTTAAATTATTGTTTTGTTCCCAACATCTATACAAATAATCATTGAAATCAGCGTTATCTCTAAATAAAGCATTTGGTTTTTTTGGGTCACGTTTCCTAGTGGTGTCAAAATAAAATATTTCATGCCACATTTTATCTAATGACGCATTTAAAAAATATTTCCCTGTTAATTGTTCGTATGTAAATGGTTCATCGGTCAACAACTCTTGAAAAGTTGTATCTTTTTTAAATAATGTTGTTTTCTTTCTATCTCTAATAAATTCTGGTTTTATAAACTCTACCATTTTTCTATACGCAGTTCCTGGTATTGAATGACCCTCTTGTAAAGAGTTCCAAAATGATATAATATCCTGGCATTTTTCTGGAAAAGAAGGTTTAAATTTACCCCTGTCATCTACTGTTTGAGATTTTTCTAAAAAAATAAAACCTTTTTCTTTTAAATAAGAAGCGTATTCTCTACAATTTCTTTTTGCTCTTGAGCAAAAAATTACATCGGAATCATGTTTTATTACTTTGTCTAATTCTTGAAGATCAACTATTTCGTTTATGGAACCTTCATCCATTATTTTAGGGTCTACTCTTTTTTGACATAAAAATTCATTACCCAATCTAGTTTTAATATTTGATCTGATATTCAAAGCTAAATCGTATATTTTCCCCGGTAATCTATGAGACGTTTCTAGTTTAATTACGTTTTGTTTTTGACATGGCCACCTTTGAAATATTTTTACATCTGATCCTTTCCATCCGTATATAGCTTGGTCATCATCACCAACTAAAAATAACTCTTCCGTTTTTCTACCTATTTTAGATATGACCTGCCATTCTAATCTTGAAAGATCTTGAACCTCATCAACTAAAACTATTTTGTAACTAGGAAAATCAATTGTTGGCTGTAATGCTTTTAGCAACATATCGTCAAAATCAACAAAACCATTAGCGTCCTTAAACCTTACTAGTTCATTGTAAAAATAAGTTAATTGATCTGTGTGAACATATTTAAATTTGTCATTAAGACTTTCTCTAAAGTAACTTAAAATTTTATGTCTCTCATCTTTAAATTTTTTATTAATACAAAAAGCACCATACATAGAACCATAATTGTGTTGAGCTTTATTTAATACATCATAATAAACAGCTAATTTTTTGTCTTCTTTCTCTGTCCATACCGCAGGATCTTCATCTTTCTTATCATATTTAGGGTCGTCCAACATAAACCAACTACTAGGATCCGTTGTAAATTTTTTCCTAAATTCTTTCTTTGCGCTTGAGTTTAATATATTTACTTTTCCTATTCTCTCTAAACAAAATTTATGAATTGTTGTGATCGATTCAACTTGTTCTTTATCTAAAAGTTTTTTATTTATACATCTATCTTGTAAAGTTTGAATTGTAGCTTTTGCAAACCCAATCATTAAAACTTGATCTGGGTTTACACCGCCTTTTAAATAGTTACTTAATATCTCTAATATTTTTGTTGTCTTTCCACAACCAGGACCACCTAATATTTTGTATCTTTTTCTATAAAACCTATCTAACATTAAAATGCACTTTCATCTTTGTTTGAATAATCAGAAACTTCCTGTTGGACTTCTGGTTCAGATTCAAATATTTCTTTATTTAAAACATAAACCCATCTTTTTACACCTTCTTTAATATGAAATTTTTCTCTAGAGATTCCGTTAATTTTTTTCAACATCTGATGGGTAAGATCAGATGTAATAATCCAATCATCAGATTTTAAATATTTAAAAAAATCTCCAAAAGTAAATCTAATGCAGTCATCATCTTCAAAAGGCCTTCCTATTAATAATTTCTTTTTGTCTTTACTAACCCTAGTATTATAACAAAAAGTTTCTAAAGTAGTTTTTAATTTAAAAGTTGGAAGACTTTCTTCCGGAGCATCTATTTCCGTTGCTTTTTCTTGTAAACCTCTTAGCTGCATGTCCCAATTTTTTATTTTCGGAGGTGTCTTGCCTGTTTGTTCTGTTGCAGCTTCTCTTGCTAAATCTTGTTTTACTAATTCTTTTGATGAAAGTCTTACCTCTTCCCCATTAAATCCTAAATACCACATTTTAGGAATTGATGTTACATAAGATAGTGGACCTAGCACTAATTCACTGTTTAGTGATCCGCTAATTCCAAATTTTCTTTTTACGCATTCTTCTTTATTACAAAAACTTTTTAACCAATCTTGATCACACCTGTATACATAATCTTTTTTATCTCTCGACTGAATTACATTACTAACTTCTGTAAAACTCATACCTTTTCCCACGGGTTCAAAAAATTTTTTATTATATTCTAATGTTTTATCTTTCCATTCTTCAGGATATCTTTGCTTAATGTAACGAGTCATGTCTAGTAATACTTCGTTTCTTTGACTTTTAGGAACTCCAAAAGACGCTAAAGCTTGCATACAAGGAGGACCATCTTTAAACCAATCCCCTGAATCGCCTTCGTCTATGTTTGATTTTAATTTTTTAAGTTGAGAGGGAGTTACTTTATTTCTTTCGTAGTGTTCAAAAAACTCTTCGAGAGTGGCAGCACCGCCATCCTCCTTTATCATATACCGAACCGTTTTTTTATAATTGTGGTAAGGTAAATTTATCCAACTACCTGCAGATCCTTTTTCTAAATTTAAATATTTTTGCACAGGAAAAATTTTATCAGGTTTACAGTCTCCAAATATATTTTTAATACTATGTAATTTTTCTCGTAATAATAAAGCTGGTACAGGTTCTGTTAAAAATATGTAGATATGTATGCCACCACTTTTAGATTTAAAAGGTATAAACGGCACGTTTAAACTTTTTATTTTTTTAAATAATTCTTTTACATCTGGTCTGTAATCATCTAAATCTATCGCTCCCCACATACAAGTACTGTCACTTTTTATGGGACAAAGACCCAAACTATCTGCTTGTATAGTTTTAGTTTTAGTTTTAACTTCAAATTTTGTTCCTTCTAAATGTGCTTTCCACATATCTTCTGTGTGAGCGTACGAGGAAGTAAAAGAGGTTCCAGATTTTTTACCATCACCATTACTTGTATCTATTTGATGATAGCCAAACCTCTCCTCTAGACCTGAAAATATCTCTTTAAATTTTTTAATCATTTTAATTATTTAAGTGGGCGTTTCCACGCTAGCTTCAACGCCCACTACCTAGGATTCTAGTATGCGTGCTTAGATTCTCTATCCTCTGAGCCGTGCTTAGGTTGGATCTCACCCT